ATATACAGCACTATTAACGGCAATCTTAGAAACAGAATTATCTTGTAAATCGCCAAGTAACGAAATAGCTCCCAAGAATCCCGCGGCGCCAAACTTATTAGTTGGAGCTTTAACAGTTTCATCATAGAGCTTAGCAGCTGCAACATCAGAATTAGCAAAAACACCAGCTAATGTTTTGAGCAAGATATTCTGATCAACACGGTTCCAATAAGCACCGAAACGTTGTGCAATTGTTTCTAGAGCATTGGCACCAGAAACTAAGTTAGAAATATCAGTTGCTCCAAATGCTTTTTCAAGACGGAACTTGAATGCCCGTTGTTCGCCAGTTGTCAAACCAGCAACACTAATATCGCCTTGATCAGTCCATGATTCTGGATCGCCCTCAAGGTCATTAATAAATGGTAATGTGATGAAGTCACCAGGTGCTAGCAATTGTGTATTAATTTGATCGTCTGTATTAGGCGTTGTGATACCGCTTTGAATAAAACGATTGGTTTTTGTAGATACATTTTGGACGTAGGGCCCAAATACTGAAGGGATAATTGCGTCCGAAAGTTGAAATTGTGTCATAATCTTGTCACTCTCCTGTTTTTATTTTTGCCCTGATAATCGGGCGAATTCTTCTGGATCAGACTTAAATAATTCGGTCTGCTCCGCTAACGACATTTCAGCCAGCGTTTTACCGCCCGTATAAGGTTCTCCCTTAGGATCACCACCAACCGTGGCATGAATACCCGATTTCTGTGCCGGCTCATCTGACTGAAATAAATAACCATCTGAATCTTTGAGGGAATCTAGTTGATCGGCTAAACCAAGTAAGTTATCACCGTCAACACTAACTTTTGATTCGTCTAATAATGCGCGCACTGCCTTAGGGTTCTTAGCCCCAACATCACGCAAGGCTAGATCAATCTTGTTGTTCTTGTTGATAGTTTCGATCTTGGCTTCATAAGTCGTGTTGGATTCTTGATTGGCTTGCTTGAGTTCGTCAATTTTGGCGGACAGCTCTTTACTGTTCCCAGCCTGCTTACTCAACTCGTCCAATTGATCATCACGTGCACTCACTTGTGAGGTAAGATCCTCATTACTTGACTTGAGCGAATCCACTTGAGACTGCAATTCTGCAACCTTGGCATCATTGGTATGTTCCTTACCAACCTCGGCCATAATCTTTTCAACTGGTTCACCCTCGATACCTAAATCCTTCAAAAACTCTCTTGTTAAACTCATAATATTTCCACCTTTCGAATGTTTTTACGGGGCAACGACCCCGAAAATGGCAATAAAAAATAAGCCTTTTAACGCCTTACTTAGGGCGAAATTTTGTGTGCTATCCTTTCAACATATCATCAAGCATATTTCTATAAGACTTTACGGCATTTGGAAAGATTTTTTCAATAACTTTTAGCTCGCTGTCATCCGTAGCAATTGATTCAGTCATATGTGCAATAAATTCGCTTTCAACCGTACCAGTTTTTTCCCAATACTTGTGGCCGTGACCAAACCCCAAGGGATAATCTTTATCAAAGAATCCTGTGGATTCCATCATGTCCGATAACCCTTCATACTTATCTTTATTAGCCTTGGCTTTCTCTTGATACTCCTTAAGAAACTTATTACGGTTTTCTTTAATAATCTTATTTGCCTTAATCCATTGCTCTTTTTCCGCCATTTTACGTGGTTTTGGTCCTAATTGTTCTGCATCACCATTCATCGCTTTCCACAAATCGCTTTTTATATCATCTTTAAAATGATATTTATCTAGTGTTGAAAGCTGTTTAGCATATTCTTTTAATTGAATCTTGCTAGGGCCGACTTTTTTAGTGACAGTTTTTCCAGTTTCAAAGGCACTTTTTCCTGTTAATGCCTTTAAGCCAATAAAATCAAATGCATGCCCAATCTCGTGATAGACGGCTTTCATAGGCTTTAAATAACTAATCCCATCAAAATTATCTTGCGATAACTGTATAACCCGTCCCATAGCTGATGCTCGCTTATTTTTTATATTTCCAAACTCAAGTCTATGGCCATATTTGGCAAAGATCTCATTTAATTGGGGATCCTTAACAGTTTTTAAATGTTCTATGAATTTATTGTAATTTTTATTGCCAACGCTACTCTGCATATTAGTTTCAGAAATCTGATTAACTGCCTTTGTAGAAATCTTTTCGGACCTAATTACTGGTTTTACAATATGCTTTGTTTTTACTAACGGTTTCCCGATAAACTTCTCACGACTGTAATCACGTGACAAGAAGTCATGTTTCTTAACTAATTGTCGGACTGCGCTTTGCTGGCTACGAATCTGCAGCTTAAAATGCTTGATGCCCTTTTCGTCACCTAGTTCTTCTGCAGCTTGTAGTTGAGACTTGGATTGACGAATAGCACGCTCCATACGACGCTGGTCACCCTGAACCTTAGCATTTTCAATGGCCTTATCGGGATCAATCGGATGCTGATTATTTTTACTGACGCCTGGAACAAAGATTGAGTAGTTCCAATGAGAGCAGTTAACTCCCAACGTTCCACTAGCAGTGCCATAACCGTGATTGTAAACCGTATCGTAATTAGGATTAAACTTAGGATCACTTTCAGGAACTAAGTTAAGCACATGCCCTTGAATTGGTGCACAGGCTTCACGAGACGCGAGATGTGACGGATATAAAACTAAATGATAGTCATAATCGTCCATGCGTTGCTTCGTAACTGCCGCATAAGTTCTCGGAACTGTTGACTGGATAACTGTATTTGCATAGCCTTGCATTGTCCAATGATGACCGCCCTTATCAACGAATCCAGACTTTAAACCGCCTTGGCTTTGCCATTGATAAACAGTGTCTGCTAATGCCTGCTGTGGACTTTTAAGCCCTGTCACAACCTTAGCCGTCGTCTTATTAATGATATCCGTATAAGCCTGTGCCTGTGCGGTATCTTTAAAGTTTTTACTAATTAGGGATTGATTAATATGGTTATTGATATCGCCTAACGTTTGCTTTTGATAAGCCTTCATAACCGTATCAACGTGATTAGTTGGCTGTGTTGGCAAACCAGTGGCTGTTTTCAGTCCCGTGTCGGCATTTTGTACAGCTGTATCACTAATCATATTCAATAAGTCCGTAAGCCCTGTGGTGCTCATTTTGACAGCTTTAAGAATAGCTTGAATTGTATCGCCGTTTGCATTGCCTAATTCGTTTAGCTTTTGTATCTGCCATTTAAGTACATCATCTTGGCTCATGTTAGCCAAATCTTTGGTGTTAAGCCGTTTGATAATCTGTTTTAAGATTTCATCCTGCAAATCAGCGTAGATATTAGCAATATCACTGGCCTTATTGGTTAAATCTTTGGACGTCGTCATTATTCATCATCTCCGCCCGCAGTTTCTTCCTTTCCAAATGGTGTTTCTGGTGTAGTTGCGGCAGTTTCATCATTGATCTCTTCCGCCCACTTCTTAGCCTCCGATTCAGGAAGATCATTAACCTTCATAATCGCGTACCACTTTGGAATTAAGTTAGCAGCCAATAGTTCAGTAATGTAATCGGCCTGCGATTTCTTATCAACAAACACGCCGTCATCAAACTGAACGTTAATATCTAAGTCGTCCATATCAGCCTCTACAGTTAATGGCTTAGCACCATCTGTGTAGAGTTCAGACGCTGAACCAACCTCAACGATTGCATAAACTAATTCAGTGATGGACTGTTCAATCATAGTTAGGTAACTTGATCGTGTTTGATAGGTCATTGAGTTGTCAGAGACCACTTGTGTTGCTGTCACATCCCCTGATGAATCAGCTTGGCTAAATGTGCCAGTAGATAAGCCTATCTGTACCTCAAATTCCTTAATAAATCGGTCTAATGCGTCCTTATAGTCCTGTGTTCGAATATCAGACGTCACATCTTGCGGTTTAAAGTCATCTGAATCATCATTTGAACTCAAGAATGTATCTTCATCAGTATCAAACGTTGCTACATGGGCAGCGTTAAACGTAACCATTTGATCAGGAACGATAATACGACGCTTACCCATCTTGACCTCACGTACAAACTGATCATGTGTGATATTGATAGCGTCTAAGACTTCTTGTGAGTTATCAACCAAGCCTGTTCCTAATGGGATCTCTAATGCTTTATTATTCGCACCTGGAGTTTTAAAGTAAGCAAACAATGGATGAGTTAAACCATGTAAAACAGCTTCTGGCTCAATATCTTCATAAGCTTCTGATAATGGCACTTGATTACCAACAACATCTGGAGAATCAGAACTATACAGTTCATTGGTGATGACATAGTCATCCCCATGCCAACGGTGAAACTCTAATAGTGTGAAGTAGGTAGTTGAATGATTTGCGTTAGTTCTTGCAGTAACGGACGCAATACAGGCTTCACTCACACCATTTGTATTGGATTTCAACGGATAGAATTGATCAGCTCTAATCCAAGCAATCTTAATCTTGTCGTGATCGGTTGAATCAACATAAGGACGCATGGCAAAGTCGCCTAGTGCAATGCCCTTCTCAAGTTCGGCTTCATACTTATTCTTGAAGTCGTTATCCTCTAACACTTGTTTTACGAATGCTTGAACGGTGTCAGAATCATCACTACCGTTGCCCTCAACGTTCTCATCTTCTGAAGCTGTTAAACTTCCAATGTTCACATCACATTTCTCATTGAAACAAATGCTTGCTAAACGTCTAGCGGCTGTCTTAGTCATATTAAGGCTATAGAATGGTCGTGATTGATCGTCCTTTTGTGAATTAATATAGTGAATCTTAGGGAAACGATTGGAATAGTAACGCTTATTGCGGTGAATCCGATCATATTCCCGTGGATCAATATTAATTCGTGAATCATCTGTGATTTTTGTTAATGAATTACCATATTGAAGTTCTGCCACTTTGCTACCCACCTTTCCGAAAAAGTCCTTTACTCTGTTAATTAAATTGTGAATGATGCTCGCCTCCTAAAATTTCAAATTGAGGTCTCTTAAGTTGTCTAGTACAAAGTATTGGAATGAATCACATGTATGATCATGTTCCTTGATGACTTTTGGGTCATCACTTTGTACTGTATCTGCATCCCATTGATAGCGTCTATTTTCAGCAATGAAGATTTCATTTTCAGGCTTGTCCAAATAAAAAAACCTACCCTGGGCGAGTAAGTTTTGAACGTTATCAATCATTTGTATTTTCTTTTTCTTAGCAACGTGATGCCAATGGTTGCCGTATTTCAAAAAATATTGATGATCTAGAGCAAAATCAGACGTAGCCGAATCAGCAGAACGCTTAACTGGATACATACCCCATTCATTGATGCAATCATTCTCAAACTTGTGCAGGTCCTCCACAAACTCACTTGGTCCTTTCTTGTTTACTTTTTTAACCGGGCTGTAGTAGTAAGTATTCAATAGCACCACATTACCCTGCATGGTCAAACCAAAGCATGATTCAGTGGTGGCTGACACTTCTTGACCACTATCTTGTGAGAAATATATAGCCCTTATTGGATCATCAACCGGAATCTCTTCCCATTTATGGAATAGGTTAATGTTATAGACGTTAGTACCTAGTCCAACTGGTTCACCAAGATAAAGCCAGCGATAATAATCGTAGTCATTCTTCTTATATTTCTCGATCAGTTTAAGCTGTTGATCAGTCGTGATATTAAGTTTGTCATCAAGATACGTGGAGGTATCAATTAAGTAATCCGAATCATTCTCATTGTCCGTGATCCACTCGTTAATCCAGTCATATGGGTTCCTAGGCGGATTATACGAATAATATACTTTCACATTATTAACCCACGGCGATTTGTTCCGAATGAACGTCGGGTTAGTCTCATCAAATACCTCGGCACTCTTGAAGTTAGCAGCTTCCTCGTACCAGAGTGCAATTACATTCTGAACTGTATTAGACTTCAACCGTTCCGGGTTATTAGCGCCATAGAAATAAAACGTACTACCAGAACGCCTGTGAGTAATCTTCATTGGACAAATGGCAAACGAAAACTCATCAGTCATATCCAGCATTCCTAATGCCCATGATATTTGACCATATACGGAATCACGTAAGTTGGTTTGATTT